GACCTGAAGAGCCGTTATTTGGAGATTGGCCTGCCCGTGAGGGATGTGGAAGTCCAGTCCCGTGATGACTTCACCTTTTGTTCTCACCGTTTTAAGCGGCAGGACGACGGCAGTTGGCACTGTTGGTTGGAGTCGTGGGAGCGCATGCTCTACGAATCCTCTTTCTCGCGTCTCGCAGACGCTTCCACAGTGTCGAACTATTTGGCCGAAATCGAAGACATGCCGTCAGGAGACGACAAGGATCGCATTTTGACCTTCCTGGAATGCCGCGTGGTGTTGCTCGGAGCCGTCGCCGAGCATGACAAATAAGAAGAATCGGCAAAAGACCAGCACCCAGGTCTCCAAAATGGGTGCTAATGCCTCGGCGAATCGTCAGATTCAGCCTCAGGGCAAGCCCAAGAAGAAGGCGCGAATTGTGCCTGCAAGTTCGGGGGACCACTATAAGTTGGCCCTAATGAACCCCTTCTCTGAGGCGGCTCTGGGTGTCCGTGTGCCAGACCAGTTTTATGCTCCTACGGCCACTCTCACTCTTCGTGAATGTATCACCATCACGAACGACAACGAGGGCAACGCAGATTGCATCTTTCTGCCCAATGTTATTAACCCAGTTTTTAGCACGCGCAGGAGCATTTCTAATGGCACCGCTCTGACTTTGCCAGATGGAACGTCCTATGTTACCTCCACTGTTGTCAACAACCCACTGTCACTGTACAACAAGGTTACCAACCACCGCGTTGTGTCTTGGGGTTTGCGTATTCGCAACACCTCCTCTTTGACCAATGCTCAGGGTGCCTTAACTGTGGCTCTCGTCCCAATTCATGAAAGGATGAGAGTGCCCACCAACGCCCCCATTGGCGGTCAAACCGCCTCTGGAACCGGGCAAGCGGGGTTCAGTATGGGTCGTTGGCTTGAAGCAGCGGGTGTGCCTAGCGTAGGTGCCGGCACGACTGCCAAGGTCGACATCACGTCGCTCCTTGACTTTCCGCACCACGCTCGCTATCAAGGACCTCAGCTTTCGGAAGAGACCTTCGAAGTACATCCTAAGTTAACCTCGCCTTCTGGCCTGTTTCTTAGGAACTCGGATGACTCTCCTTGGGGTTCGGACATGCAGGCAACGGTTTCCTCAGTCTTTGTCAAGCCTGGAGACGCATCTTATTTGATGTGCGATGGCTGGACTGCTGTGGTAATCGGGTACTCAGGAGGCTCGACCAACACCGGAACTCAGAGTTTCGAGGTGGAGGCCGTCTATCACATTGAGGGTTCCCCCAATGTGTCAGCGGGCACCATCTTCATCACTGATTCACCAGTGTCGCAACACAACCCCGTTGCAGCTCTCACAGCGCAGGCGGCTCTCAACAGCATGCCCACGTTCACGAGGGTCGGGGGTGCTGCCATGGCGGCCTTCAGGTCGTTCACGAGGTAGGAAGGAAAACCACAAACCAGCAGATAAGCTTTGTAAATCGGTCGCACGGAACCTATCCGTGC